AAAGAAGACAGTTTAGAATTTACAGAACTTGATATAAATTACCTAGATGTAAATTATCTTGAAGATTTGTTAAATGTATTAGATGCTTTAGCTGTAAGTGAGGATGAGGATCAACTAGCACAAGCCACTAGCACACAATTATCGGGTACTTTGTTAGGCAAAGATCCCGACACACAAATAACAGCTTTAATTACAGGCAACGTTGTTAGTCTTAGAAGAGAGGTAAGCGAAAGCGTTAGAGTAGATCTTAATGGTAGTAACGCCTATACAGTTATTTTGATACAAGATGGTATTTCAAATATAATTAAAGTTAATGGAGGGAGTGACAGCGTTATAACTATCACTCAAAGTGATTAATGAAACGACTATTATTACCTATAGTTATAATACTATCCTTACCATTATTATTTCAAAGCACACCTACAGAGATACTTAAATTAAAAGTATTTGATACCTTTATACAAACACCTCAAGAGTCTGGTAACTTTGTCATACTTAATATAACTGAAGAAGATGTAGAGCGTGAAGGTGGTTATCCATTACCAAGACAAAGACTTGCAGAAATACAAATAGACTTACTAAACAAAGGAGCTATAGGTGTGGGTTGGGTTATATCTTTTCCTCAAGCTGATCGTATGGGTGGTGATGAAATGTTTGCAAAAGCACTAGGCTATGCACCATCTGTAATAGCTATGTTTGAAGACGGTAAAGGTAACTTTCCTGCATCACCAGGAACAGTTGTTTTAGGTAATGATAATGGTGGTATACTTAGTTCAGGAGTAAAGGCTAATCTACCTCAACTATCTATTCACACTTTACAAGGGTTAGCAGTTGCTCCTACTGATGTAGATCAACTTGTAAGAAGAATACCTCTTTTAGTAAAAAAACCTAACAACGAATGGATACCTAGCTTTGGTACACAAATATATAAAGCTTTGTTTAATGTAAAAACATACATTATAAAAACTAATGATAACGGTATAGAAGAAATATCAATCAGAGGAATACCGCCAGTTAAAACAGATAGTCTTGGTCGTAAGTGGATAAGCTGGGTTGACACACCACAAACTGATTTAAAAGAAATGAATGTAGCAGGTAAGTTTGTGTTTGTAGGTGTAACTGCTAATGGTGTGATGCCACAAATTGCTACGCCTGTAGGCTTACTAGAACCACATAAGATCCAAGCTGCACTCGCAGAATCAATACTTATACAAGACAGCCCTTATATACCCGACTGGTCTTTAGCAGCAGAGCTTACAATACTTATTAGCTTTGTTACTTTTGTATGGTTTGCTTTACACATACTAGGTATTACCTGGGGTATTGCTATTGCTACACTTCTAATGATTATGAGTGGGGGGTTAGGTTATTACCTTATAAACAAAGGGATGTTGGTAGATGTATCTTGGACACTTATATCAGAGTTTATTACAGGATCTATAGCCTTTTACTTAAGATTTAGACAACAATACAAACTAAGACAACAGATTAAAAAACAGTTTGAGCACTATCTTGATCCAAGACAAGTCAAAAAACTACAGGATGACCCTAGTTCTCTAGTGCTTGGTGGTGAGCGTAGATACTGCACCTTTCTTTTTACTGACGTGAGAGGCTTTACTGCTATGTCTGAAAAACTAGAACCAGAAGAAGTTACTAAGATTATGAACAAAGCTCTAACAATACAAACAAATGCAGTTAAAGAGTATGGGGGTATGGTAGATAAATACATAGGTGACGCTATGATGGCCGTATTTAATGCTCCTATTGACCTACCAGGACATGAAACTGCCGCCGTATTATGTGCTAGAGATATTCAAGAAAACATTAAGAAAGCAGATATTGACGTTGAAATAGGCGTGGGAATCAACACAGGTTTTGCATTGTTAGGTAACTGTGGATCTGAAGATAGATTTGATTATACGGCTATAGGGGATGCGGTAAACCTTGCAGCTAGACTAGAAAGCTCAACTAAGGAAGTTGGAGAAGATATTGTAATAGGTTATGATACTATCAGTTCAAGTAATTTTAGCAACGAGGTATTGTTAAAAGAACTTGATAGTATTTTTGTAAAAGGTAAAGAAAAGCCAATTAAAATATATACATTACAAGATGGTTAATAAAAAAATGACAGTAAATGATGTTGCAGAAAGACTTACAAAGCTAGAAACAATATCGCATGAACGTTGGAAAACTGCTTTTAATGAGTTTGCTGACATCAAACATGAAATTACTTATATAAATTCAACTATAAAAGCTGCAACCTTTGGGGTGTTTGGTTTTATTGGTGCTATAGGTATTGCAGTTTTAACGAGGTTTTTAATATGAAGGGATTACTTAAAAATATTATAGGTGCCGTAGCTCCTACTTTAGGGTCGGCTATGGGTGGTCCACTAGGCGGTATGGCTATGGGTAAAATAGCTGAAGTATTAGGTGTATCTAATGATCAAAAATCAGTACAGCAAGCAATACAAAATGCTACACCAGAACAGATGATGGAGCTTAAAAAAGCTGAACAAGAGTTTGAAGTACAAATGAAAGAACTTGATGTAGATGTATTTAAGCTAGAAGTAGCTGACAAACAACACGCTAGAGGTATGTTTAGTAAAGATTGGACTGCTAGAATTATTGGATTATTTACTATAGGCGGTTTTATGGGTTACATATTTTTAGTAACTATTCAACCACCCGAACAAAACAGCGAAGCACTTATTAATTTAGTGCTTGGTTATCTTGGAGGATTAGCAAGTGCAATTATTTCGTTCTATTTTGGAGCATCTAATACCAGCGACAAAAAGGAGTAATATGAAAATATCTTTAGAAGGTTTAAGTTTAATTAAAAAATTTGAAGGTTGTGAGTTAGAAGCTTATAAATGTGCAGCAGGTGTTTGGACTATTGGTTATGGTTCTACAAAAGAAGTTAAAGAAGGCGATACTCTTACTCAAGGAGAAGCTGATTATTTATTAAGACATGAAATGGATGAATATGAAGGTTATATAAATGATATGGTAAAACCTGAATTAAAACAAAATGAATTTGATTCACTTGTATCATGGGTATTTAATTTAGGTCCATCAAACCTTTCTAGCAGTACACTTTTGCAAAAATTAAATAACAAAGATTGGGATGATGTGCCAAATCAAATTAAAAGGTGGAACAAAGCTGGCGGAAAAGTTTTACAAGGCCTTATTAGACGTAGAGAAGCAGAAGCTTTGCTATTTGAAGGCAAAGAATGGCATGAGGTATAAGTATGCCCTTACAGAAGCTTACATTTAGACCAGGTATAAATAGGGAAGGTACCGCTTATGATAACGAGGGCGGATGGTTTGATTGTAATCTCGTAAGGTTTAGAAAAGGTAGACCAGAAAAGTTTGGTGGTTGGGGCAAATTAACATCTAATACATATCTAGGTACAGCTAGAGCTTTACACCCTTGGATTTCTTTAGGTGGGACTAAATTTTTAGGCTTAGGCACTACATTTAAGTATTACATAGAAGCTGGTAATTTTTTTAACGACATTACACCAATTCGATCTACTACATCAGCAGGAGATGTAACATTTTCTGCATCAAATGGTGACGCTACGATAACTGTTGCAGATACCGCACATGGGGCAGTACAGTTTGACTTTGTAACATTTTCTGGATCTGCAAGTCTTGGCGGTAACGTTACTGCTGCTGTTTTAAATCAAGAATATCAAATAGCAACTATAGTAAACGCTAATAGTTACACAATAGAAGCTAAAGACACATCTGGTGCTTCTGTAACAGCTAATGCTTCTGATTCAGGCAATGGTGGATCATCTGTTGTTGGTGCTTATCAAATAAATGTAGGATTGGATGTATATGTTCCAGGTACAGGTTGGGGTTTAAACGGATGGGGCTCGGGTGCCTTTGGCAGTACATCTGCTTTAAGTGATACTAACCAACTTAGAATATGGACTCATGATAACTTTGGTGAAGATTTAATAATAAATCAAAGAAATGCTGGCATATATAAATGGACTGAAAACAATGGCTTGGGAACAAGAGCTGTAGAACTATCTGGTATATCAGGTGCAAATCTTGTTCCTACAAAAGGATTGCAAGTAATTACATCTGAAAAAGATAGGCATCTTATAGTTTTAGGTGCAGATCCTATATCTGGGTCTACTAGAACAGGAGCTATAGATCCTATGCTTATTGCCTTTAGTGATCAAGAAAACGCATTAGACTTTGAACCATTGTCAACTAACACAGCAGGATCACTACGACTATCGTCTGGTTCATCTATAATTGGTGGTGTAAAGGCTAGGCAAGAAATATTAGTTTGGACTGATACAGCTCTATACAGTATGCAGTTTATAGGCCCACCCTTTACTTTTGGTATTAACTTAATTAACGAAGGCACAGGGTTAATAGGTCCCAAAGCAGCAATAACTACTCCTAGTGGTGTCTATTGGATGAGTTATAACAACTTTTATTCATACAACGGTAGTGTTCAAACTTTACCTTGTTCAGTTCATAACTATGTGTTTACAGACATAAATCTTATTCAATCTTTTAAAATAAATGCCTTTACTATAAAAGATAAAAGTGA